CAAATTATCTTCTGGTAATCAAGATTCTTCACAGCCTTTGGAAAATTTAATACATGGAGATCAATCTTCTGAGCCAAATTTTGTTGGTGAACCATTTTACACTCATGAAACTCGCGCATCAGATAGTGATAGAAATGGCGGTCAATTAGACACAACTCTTAGAAGAAATTTAGCTTATGTAGGTCCAAAGATTTATAAATATGGTAATATTCGTGAAGGAATTTTACCTTTTGAGGCATCTATTAATGGTTATAATATTCGCGATGCTATTGAGCTTTGTCAAAAAGCTTATGCAAATGTTGCTATTTTTAGAAATGCTATAGATATCATGTCTGAATTTGCTAATGCAGAAATTTATTTAGAAGGCGGAACTCAAAAATCTAAGGACTTCTTCAAAAAATGGATGAAGTCTGTAAGAATGTGGAATGTGAAAGACCAATATTTTCGCGAATACTATAGAAGTGGAAATGTTTTCTTTTACAAGATAAATGCTAAATTTGAAATCGCTGACTTTCAAAAAATTCTAGAAACATATGCTAATTATGATGGTCAATCATATACTACTGATATGGGTATATTACCATATCCAACTTCATATGATGTTAAAAATAAAATTCCTGTTCAATATACATTGATTAATCCTTATTTTTTAACAGTTAATAGAGCAAGCAGTTGGAACTCAGTTCTTTATGAAAAGATTCTTTCTGAATATGAATTAGAGAGACTTCGTACACCAAAGAATGATCATGACAAATTGATATTTGATTCACTTAATAAAGAAACTCAGAATAAAATTACCAATGGTCAATGGGCGCGTAATGGTCTTAATATACAATTAGATCCCACGAATATAATCTACTCTTTTTATAAGAAACAGGACTACGAACCTTTCGCTATTCCATTTGGATTTCCTGTACTTGACGATATCAACTTTAAAATGGAAATGAAGAAGATTGATCAAGCTATTTGCCGCACTATCGAAAACGTTATTCTTCTTATCACTGTAGGAACTGAACCTTCTAAAGGTGGAATTAATCATAAAAATATAAAAGCAATGCAGGGTCTTTTGAATAATCAATCTGTTGGTCGTGTTCTTGTCGCTGACTATACAACCAAAGCTGAATTCGTTATTCCTGATATGCAAAAAGTTTTGGGTTATGAAAAATATAGAATTGTAAATGAAGACATTAAAGAAGGCTTGCAGAATATATTGATTGGTTCTGAAAAGTTTGCAAACACAACTGTAAAAGCTCAAGTATTTTTTGAAAGACTTAAAGAATCTAGAAATGCATTTTTAAATGACTTTTTGCAACCTGAAATCGAAGCTATATTTAAGAATTTAGGATTTAAAGGTAAATGTCCTGTAGCTAAATTTGAAGAAGTTTCTATTAAAGATGAAACTCAATTTAATCGTGTAGTAACAAGAATGATGGAGCTAGGAATTCTACCTCCAGAACAAGGTCTTAAAGTTATTGAAAGTGGTATTTATCCTAGTGAAGAAGAGTTGGCTGCTGCTCAAGCAAAATTCGTCGAAGATAGAAAGAAAGGATATTACAATCCTATGGTTGGTGGAGTTCCTGTAATTCCTGACGATTCACTTCAATCAAATGCTGCGCCAAATAGCAAGCCAAATTTAACTAATAGAAATCCAATTCCACCAAAAGAAAAAGGTCGTCCAATGGGAGCAAAAGCTTCAGTGTTTGCGAAAGATGCAATAGCTAAAGTATTGAATCAGACAAAAGTATTAAACGCTTCTGTAGAAGCCGCATTAAAGAAAAAATATTCTAAAAAGAATTTATCTTCTGATCAAAGAAAATTAGCTGAAGGTATTACAGAAGCAATTATCGTTGGATGTGAAGGCGTATCATGGAAAGAAAAAGCTGAAGCAGTAGTAAAAGATCCAAGCTTTCTTGATAAACTTTCTATACTTCCAGAAATTCAAGAGATGGCTGCTGAACATCAATTAGATACATATGCAGCAGGATTGTTATATCACAGCACTAAGCTTTCTGTGTAAAATATTAATAATATGTTCCTTTACAAAACATCATTTGAAAATATAGTTACGGCTTCTGCTAACTTCGATAAAAATATTTTATTGTCACAAGCGTCTTTAGAGCCTCTTAAATCATTAATTCCTTCAAGCGTTAATTTAGAAAAGAATGTTGATTTAGTTGGGGCTGCTTTTAACGCCGCTCTTGTTAATCGTTTTAATAAAAATGGAGATGGAATTGACACTAATACCGCAATTGCTTTTAAAAAATATTTTATTCATAAGCCAACAAATATTGAACATAAAAAACAAAGAGTAGTCGGTCACATTGTTAATTCTGCTTTTTCCTCTTACGGAGATAATAGAATTTTATCTGATGAGGATGTAAGAAATGGATTAGACGTTTTTAATATTGCTTTGGCGGCAGTTGTTTATAAAACAGTTGATCGTGAATTTGCTGACGCACTAATTGAATCTAACAATCCTGAATCTAATTTATTTGAAAGAATTAGTGCAAGTTGGGAAATTGGTTTTAATGAATATTATGTAGCAGTTGGAAGCCTTGATTTGAAACAGGCAGAAATCATTACTAAAAAAGAACAAATAAATGAATTCAAAAAGTATCTAAGAGGTTTTGATGGACCTGGAACCATGAATGATGGTACTCCAGTTTATAGATTGGTCACTGGTAGAATTTATCCATTAGGAATTGGTTTCACAAGCAATCCAGCGGCTGATGTTCAAGGTGTTGTAATTGATGATGGCGAATCAGAATCAATCAAACAAGATGCAGAAGCAGAGCAAAATGAATGCATTGAAGTAAATTCTTTAGAATTACTTAACTTAAACGATAAAATTTTTTCACAACCTGAATTAAACACTGTAAATAATACCAAAACTAAAATTATGGATTTAGAACAAATCATATCAGCATTAAAGACAGTTCTTGCTGCTGAAAAGCAAGACTCAAACAAGTTTTCTGAAGAAGCAGTAGCTTCCATTACAGCTAAAATAGCTGAAGGCATTAAACTTAAGAATCAAGAAATCAAGCAAGAGATCGAACAAGCAGAAGTCGCTAAGGCTGAAGCCGTCGCTCAAGCTGAACAATTCAAGAAAGAACTAGAAGACAACAACAAGAAGCTTTCTGAAACTGTAGCTAAATTGAATGAGTTGGAAAGCGCGATTTCCGCTAAAGCCGCTCAAGAAGTTTATAGTTCAAGAATGAGTCTTTTAGATTCTGAATATGATTTAGACGACATTGATCGTCAATATCTAGCTAAAGAAATTTCTGCTCTAGATACAACTGATGAAGCATTTGCTTCGTATAAAGAAAAGCTCGCTATTGTATATAGACACAAGAGCAAAGCTTTCAAGACAGAACAAGAACAAGCTTTCCAAGAAAAGTTAGAAGCTGAATTAGTAAAGAGAATGGGCCAAGTTCAACATCAAGCTCAAGCTAATACTAATAAAGAAGTAGTTGAAAAGGTTGTTGAGGTTGAAACAGCTTTGGCAAATGCCAAACGCGAAGAGCCAGCAGTACCTACCCAAACTATTTCTCCAACAGAAAGTCAAGTTTCTTGGAAAGAAAGACTTCAAAAAGCTTTCAGCAAAGACAATATCACAGTTAAATTTTAAAATATATGTCACTAAGATTATATCCATTCAGACAATATAGCGAATTTGATGTAGTAAATCTATTCGCAAGCGACACTGCTGATTCCACACCATCTACAAATGGTAACGGTTCAGCCGGTGTATTCGTTAAGGTTTCAGCCGGTAACTTGGATCTAGATCCAATCACTTATGCTGCTAACTCTTATCTCGGAAATACTGATTATCCATTCCTTGGAGCCGCTCAGTATCCTTCCGTTCCACTACAATTCACTGCTGCTACTGCTGGCGCTCCAGTTCTTGGCATGACCTTGAATCAAACTCTACTTACAGATGAAAATGGTGAAAAGTTGCTCTATAATCCAGTCAAGACAGCCGAACTACAAGCCGTTCTTACTGGACAAGCTGTTCCTGTAGCTACTCGCGGTATCTTCACACTAGCTGATACAGCTATTGATTGGGTTGATGCCAATATGGCTCCAAATTCTCATTTAGGTATTTCCGCTAACGCTGGTAAGGTTACTGGTTTTGCTTCAACCCTAGTTTCACCACTCACTGGTCAATATAGCCTTATCGGTCGCGTTCTAGCTACTGGTACAAGAGTCAGCCAAAACGGTAAGAGCGATTATTTCGCTGGTACTGGCACTGCTGGAGCTAAGTATGCTCTAGTTCAATTTGATTGTACATCATCCTACACCGTATAATTTTAAATATTTAAGAACATGAAAATCGTTTTAAAGAGAACAGACGAACAGTTAGAGCTAATCAAAGCATTGGCTTCAAGAAACCGTGAAGTAGCCTATGAAGCTCAAGTAGCTTTGGCTGAATTCATTGGTCCAGTTTTGGCCGAAGTTATTAATAATGCTCCAACAATTTCTAACTTGTTCACAAGCCTTCAGTTTAACTCTGAAGATAATCCCTCAATTCCTCTAGATCTCTATTACGACATCTTCGATGAGGATTATATCAAGGTATATAGCCAGTCAGTTGCTGGTGGTCTACCTCAGAACATCGTTCAGCCTCTATCTTCTGAATTGAAGATTGCTACCTATCGTCTTGATAGCGCAATTGCTTTCGATAAGAAGTATGCTGCTAAGAGCCGTCTAGATGTAGTTAGTAAGTCTTTCACACGCATTGCTCAAGAAGTCATGCTTAAGCAAGAAAGAACTTCTGCTAACCTCTTGATGACTGCTCTCGCTAATGCTTCTACTGGTAATTCCAGTACTGCTGCCGATAATTATCACACCTTCCGTTCAGCCGCTGCTGGTCGTTTCACTCTAAACGACTTGAACAAGTTGTTCACTAAGATCAAGCGTATCAACGCTTCATTCGTTGGTGGTACTCCTTCTGGCGCTCGTAGAGGTCTAACTGATCTTATCGTTTCTCCAGAAATCATCGAAGAAATTCGTGGTATGGCTTACAACCCAGTTAACACTA